CAAGTAAATCTAGCCAACATACAAAAGGCGAAGCTGTTGATTTTGAAATAGCTGGTATATCTAATTTGCAAGTTGCAATATGGATAGAAAACAACTGTGATTTTGACCAGCTTATTTTAGAGTTTTGGAAAGAGGGAGAGCCTAATAGTGGTTGGGTACATTGTTCTTATAAAGATGGCTCTAATAGAAAACAAGTTTTGACTTATTCAGGTAAGGAGTTTAAAAATGGATTACCTGATGCTAAATGGTCAGGTGGTAAATTTGCAAACTAACAAAGGAGAAAACTATGCCTTATCATTATGGACATGGAAAAGATAAAAAAAGAAAGAACAAGCCTAAAAAAAGTAAAATGGCTAAAAGAAGAAAGAAAAAGTAATGGCTAAAAAAAAAAGAAAGAAAGCACCAAAAGGTTATCATTATATGCCTGATGGTAGATTAATGAAAGACTCAGATCATGGCAAAAAGAAGAAAAGTCGCAAAAGATAAGAAAACAAAAATACCAAAAAAATATTTATCAGGTCTTAAAGGTGGTAAAAGATCAGCTAGAGCAAGTCTTATTAAGGCTATGTCGGAAGCTTATAAAAAAGGTCAAAGAATACCAAGATCAATGTTTGTTGCGAGGTATAAGTAATGGCTGTTAGAAGAAAACCTTTATCTCCAAGAGTTATATCCACACTTAGAGCAAAAGCAAAAGGTAGAAAAAATATAACATTAGGAACTTTAAAAAAAGTATATCGTAGAGGTCAGGGTGCTTTTTTATCTTCAGGGTCAAGACCTCGTACATCTATGGCTTCTTGGTCAATGGGTAGAGTAAATAGTTTTTTGCGTGGAAGTAGAAAACATGATACAGACCTAAGAAGAAAGCGAAAGAAAAAATAATGAAATCAAGTAAAGAAAAATTTGTAGAGATAGATGGTAAGATTAAATTAGTTAATCAGAAAATTGATCTTATAATTAAAAACCATCTTCATCATATGAAAAAAGACATTGATAGAATTTTATATTCTCTTGGTGCAATTGGACTTTTAGTTTTAGGTCAATTACTTTACTTACTCTCCAAATAGTTGTATAGATCAATTATGATCTATAAGTCAGTTTTGATAATAAGCGATACTCACATTCCTTATCATGTGCCTGAGTTAATGGACTTTCTTAAACTTTTAAAAAAAAAATATAAACCTGATAGAGTCATCCATATTGGAGATGAAGTAGATAAACACGCAATGTCATTTCACGATAGTGACCCTGATCTTCCTAGTGCTGGAGATGAATTAAAATTATCTATACCTGTCATACAAGAATTAGAAAAAATGTTTCCTAAGATGGATTTATTGGACTCTAATCATGGAAGCTTAATTTATAGACGAGCATTGAAGCATGGAATACCAAAAGCTTATTTAAGAGATTACAATGAATTTTTACAAGTTGGTAAAGGTTGGAGATGGCACGATGATTTAACAATAGATACACCACTTGGTAAAGTTTATTTCTGTCATGGTAAAACAGCAGATGTACTAAAATTAGCACAATCTATGGGTATGTCATGTGTTCAAGGTCATTATCATAGTTCTATGGGTGTAAGATATTATGGAAACAGTTTAGGCTTGTATTTTGGGCTTCAGGTGGGGTGTAGTATAGATAGCAAAAGTTTAGCCTTTAGATATAACAAAGTACAGAAAGCTAGACCAATTATAGGCTGTTCAGTAATATATAATGGATTACCCATAATTGAGCCTTTTTTAAAAGATAAGAGTGGAAAATGGGTCGGAAAGCTACTTTAAAGCCACAGAGAAGCACAGAGAGGGCTACTAAAAGACAAATAGGTGGTAAGCACTACAAGGATTTTAAAATACAGCCTATTGAGTTTATTACTAAAAATAAGCTAAGTTTTATACAAGGAAACATAATTAAGTATGTGTGTCGTTTTGATAAAAAAAATGGTAATGAAGATATAGACAAAGCAATTCATTATTGCGAACTATTAAAGGAGATAAAATAATGTGGTTGAATTTATTAAGCTTAGGTGTAAAGACAGGAGCAAAGATTTATCAAAATAAACAAAGAACAAAACAATTAATGTCAGATGCTCAGATGCACCATGCCGAGCAAATGGCGAAAGGCGAAATTGAATATAAAGCGAAAGTTATTGAGAGTAATGATAATGGTTGGAAAGACGAATTTGTCCTTGTTCTCGTATCTATTCCTATTTTGTTATTGGGTTGGTCTGTCTTTTCTGACGATCCTACGATTCGTGATAGAATAGATTTATTCTTTGAATACTTTAAAAATCTTCCTTATTGGTATCAAGCAATATTTATTGGAGTAGTTTCTGCGATTTATGGTCTTAAAGGTGCAGACATTATGAGAAAGAAATAGTATAGATATGAATGACCAACGATGCAGTAATTATAGAAGTAGAGTTCCAATTAGAAAGTGCGTATGAGCCTTTTGGTCATTTTGTTTGTTTAAGATTTATAGATAACTACCCACAAAAAAATAAACTTACATCTTTATTAAAAGACTTCAATCAATACCCTGATGTTAAACTTGTTAATTACGAATTTAAAATAGAGCCAATTACTGAAGCAACAGATATTACAGGATTAGAAATTACAAAACATTAGCGACCCACCAAGTCTCCCTGATGGGTCTATCTTTATGTAATGTAACTAACTATTAGGGAGCAGTATCAACATAAAGAATTTTTTTATCCCTCTTGTTTCCCAGCAAGAGTTAAATCTCTTTTTACTTCTGTTTGTCTAACAGATAAATAACGATCTAAATTATTATACATAAGTTTTGCTTTTATTAAATTTGCTTCTGCATGAGCATAGCTTTTAATTATTTCTTTGTACTCAGGGTCAGTTCTTGCTTTATGTTCTGCTTCTCCAACTGTTTTAGTATCAAGTTTGTATTTTAAAAACAATTTACTAAACATAGCTTTTCTACCCTCATCTAATATAATTGATTTTTCTGCCCACTCTGACCATAGGCTACTTGCTTCTGTCATTTTTTTATAAGCTTCTCTACTGTTTAAATTCATTGTTTCCATTTACTCTCCTTTTGTATTAAATATTTAAAAGATGATGTTGTTGGGTCAAAATCAATTTTAGAACAAGCAACTAAAATTATAAAAACAATAATTGATATTATAACTATAACAAACTTATAAACTAAATTTGTATATTTACGATGTATAGGATGTCCAAATATAATCATGGGAAAGCCAACATTTCTTTAGCTTCTATTTCTAAATCTTGTACTTGTTTTGCTAATTTTTTATTGTCTGTTTTTAACTCATCTATTTCTTTTCTTAATTGTCCATTTAATTTTTTATGACTTTCACTAACACTTTCTCTAGCTGTTATCTCAGCTTCTTTGCTATCAATAATATTTTTTAAATTAATGATAACATCATTTAAGGATTTTATTTCTTTATCTTTAATTTCTATTTGTTTGGTAAGGTCTAAATTCCCTCTTTCATCTTTTGTCATTTTATCTCCTCTAAAGGTGCTGGGTCGTAGAGAGAGAGAAACAACCCAGCACATAACCTAAAAGTATTTGTTATGAAAAAAATATACTTTAACTGCTTACGCATTAAATTCTCTCTATCATAAAACTTTTAAAAATCATAACGAATCATTTATAACTGATTTGCTTTGATTCAAAAAACACTAAATATTATCGTTTTAGTTGTATCTAATGTTAAATAAGCTAGGTTTTAAGCCATTATTTTAAAGGTTGAAAAACAACCTCTATTATGGTTATATATGGAATATGAGAGATAGAAAAAAAGCAATTTGTAAAACTTGTAATCCTAGCGAGGATAAAAGATTAAAAAATATTTTTTTTAAAAAATCTTTATCTTCTTTAACTGACCAAGTTAGACATTTGGATAGTAGAAACTATTGGGAATGTGCAAACTGCCACTCTCAAAAACCAGCTAAAGATTATTCTTGGTTGCCTGAAAATATTGCAACAGAAAGAAAAGAATGGTTGGAACATTTAAAACAACATAGAAACAAGGAGAGAGCATAATGATTAAACTACCAAAAATTAGATTAAGATTATCTAAATCAAGAAGTAAAACAAAACATACATTAGAACAAATGAGAGTTTGTTATGATGCTATTGCAAGTCAATCAGGTCTTGAAATTGATAGTGTTGAAAAAAATTGTAAATCTATCAAAGAAAAAAACAAAAATTTTCCTGACACTTATATAATCCAATGCACAGGTTATTCTTGGGATAGCTATGTTGCTGGAGATTATGAAAGAGCAAATGAGTTATGGTACAATTCAGGAGAACTACCATTTGTAAATAATGCTTTTGATTTGAGAACTGCAATACTTGATAATTATGTTTCTATGTTTGTTGCTGTCAGAGATTTTGGTTTTGTTTTAAAAAAAGACGATGCTAATTATTCTGAATTAATACAAGACTATGATTATGCAAAATATTTATTGAGTCTTACAAAAGAACAAAGAAGTAATTTTTGGTCTTTTAAATATAAATTTGATAATGCAGTAAGAGAGGAAAGAGCATAATGTATAAAGACAACATACCCTCTGGCTACCACATCTCAGTAGGTGCTGAGGGTGTGTTTTATATTTTAAATGATGGCGAAACTTATATTTCAAAATTATCAACTGATTTAAAAGAAGCAAAAGCAAAAGCAAAAAATTATGTTGGCTCTGATGTTCCTGTTAATATTTGGTATAGAGATTCTTGGAAAACAGGATGGACAATACCACAATATCACGAACAACATATTCTTGACCATAAAGATCATTTATGGAATTTAGAACTTGAAGCTAAAAAAGCTAGATACGCAAAATATTTTCATATCGGAACTATCGGAGAAAAATTAAATTTAGAATTAACTATTACAGACATATATTCTTTTAGTGGAGAATATGGACTATGTTTTGTTCACAGATTTAAAGATAATAATGATAC